TTTACGGTTTGCAGGACGAGTCCCCTTCCGAGACCTCGTCGTACGGGGAGCTTGATCCCAACCACATGCGGATCCGGACTAAGAAGCAACATCGCGAACTCCTTGCGCAGGATAAGACCAGCTACTACCTCACAGATGCAGGCCGCGCTGAGCTTAATTACGACCGGGTCGTGCATAACGAGATCACTCACCACCTACATGGGAACGACTCATCCTTCAGACACAAAGAAGATGAATCCCCCGACGCCGAGGAGGAGACAGTTGACACCCTTCTGCAACAGGAAGCTACTTTCATGGCGATGTTCCACAAAATCCTCCAAGAGGATACTCCGTTCGTTCAGGACGGGTGGGTACGTCGATGTGCTTGCTGGTTCATGGGAAGGAAAGCAGGCAACGCTACCATCTCACGATTGGTGCAGAAGTCCGTCTTGGGCACCAGCAACTATCAAGGAGAGAGCTGGGTGTATTTATACATTCCAGAGCCTTCCAAGACTGTCAACCTTCTCCAGCCGAGTGCTCCGCCACCCCCGAGTAGTGCGTCAACACGAATCCCGTTCGACCAAGCTACTATCATGGACCACTCAGTGCCCTCCCCACAGCTTCCTCAAGGCTACTTCTCCTTCGAGACTGTCTTCCCGCCGGCTGCTCCTGCAGTCGCTCCCCCAGTTCGCAAGCCAGCGATTGGAGAGGACGCGTGGGGCGACAGACTGCCCTTCCACGAACAGTCCCGTTCATCGAATCCCACCCTCCCGTGGGCTCAAAACGTCACCGAATGCCGCCCTCCTATCCCTGCTGAGCCTCTCTCAGCAGACCAGATCGGCGCTCTCAACGAATGGATGAGCCATGGGTCAACGGAGTGGGAGGCTCTTGAACACCTCAAGGGTGTTGGAGCCAGTTCGCTTTTGAACGAGCCTGGGTTTGCCGAGTACCGGAAGTACTTGCAGGCAGGCAGTCCGAAGTTGTGGGAGCGGAAGACGGACATACCACAGTACCTCAACAAGAGGGGCGAGCGCCATGCATACAGGATCGGCTCTTGTTTGCAGGCCTTTCAACACACAACTGAGGCTCGCCCTCTGTCGGCAGAGTTTATCGACCTCGTCAGAGAAGCCGACTTCGAATGGCACGGTAAGAAGCTAGCAGATGTTCTGGCTGGTTTCGTGGCTCCACCTTCGGGGCCCAAGGCTGTCAAGTCGAGTTTCCGTGGACAGTGCGAGCGGCAGTCTCCTGGCAACTGGAGGAAGATCATGCGTCAACCTAAGTTTGCCAACGAGCTTCGCGAGTTCGTTTCTCACTACCCAGTGGTGGACTCCCCTTTGGAGAACACGTTCACTGAGCTGTTAGAGACGTTCATGAACAATGCCGACGTTGAGAAAAGTGCGGGGTGGTCCGCTCGCTACCGCCCCGGAGCCAAGGGCGTCTGGATTTCCAAGCCAGAGGGTAGAGACCTTCTCGCGTACTTGGTGTCTTGCCGCTTGGCGCTGCGGATTGCGGAAGGTGAGAACATCCACTGGTTGTCTCCTGAGGACATGCTCAGGCTCGGACTCAAAGACCCAGAGGAGGTCTTCACCAAAGACGAACCCCACGGGAAAGACAAGGCCGATGCCCAGCGTTGGCGCCTCATTTGGCCCTGTTCAATTGTGGACGCAGCGTGCCAGGATTTGGTCCATCGGAAGCAGAACAAGGCGGATATTTCTGCCTATGCCTTCGATCAGTTGAACGTGCAAGGGGTCTGAATGGGCCACCACGACGACGGGATACAACGGACAGGGCGGATGTT